AACCTTATAATTGCAGGCACCGCTGATGCACAGGGCGATGCTGAGGCCACTAGTGGGTCCTTTGCTAACCAGATGCGGCGGCTAGGCGGCGAGCTTAATATGCTCGGTGTCGAAATGGGCAATATATTATTGCCTGTTGCTACTGAGCTTGTGTCTGAGCTTTCACGCATCACTAAAGAGTTTAGAAAACTTGAGCCTGAAACACAGAGCAACATAGTTAAGTTTGGCGGTCTGGCTGCGGTATCGGGTTTGGCAACATGGGCCTTAGGCGGACTTCTTAGAAATGCCAAAGCTCTTTTTAGGGCGTTGGTATTTGTTGCCAGAGGAATTAATCCCGTAACAGCCTCTTTAGCCGTGATGGGAGTTGTTGCTCTCAAGGTTGCTCGCAACTGGGACCAAATAAGAAACTCGTTTCATGCAACCAAAATAGCCCTAGAAAACTTTATTAGTGATCTAGGTGGTACCATCAAGGAGAACCTTGACGGTGCCATGGCTGTCCTTGTTACTCATATTACAGGCAGATGGGACGCAGCATGGAAATTGCTGCGAACAAACACAAAGACAACCATTGAGGGCATTATTTCTGATGGGGAAACGATGCTCTCTACTAAAAGAGCAATACAGGAAACCCCACCCGATCCTTGGGGAATTGGCTTCATAACCGCGCAAGCAGAAACTGCCCTAGCGGATATTAAGTCTGAGTTCCAGAGCAATCTTGTCACCGACGAGGATAGCGCAGATAACTCTGTTGCAACCGTAAAAAGCAGTCTTATTGATCTTGCGACGGTCAAGCCTGATTTGGGCTTGGTCTATGGAATGTTTACCGGGACGACAAACAGCCTATCTTCTAATGCTGATGCTGCTAATGCGAAGGTAACTGGTCTTGGTACTGTCATCGAGGGTCTTGGGGTCGCTGATCCCGATATGGCAGGATTCTTTGGCACGTTGACGGGCGAGACGGGCAGCATAGTTTCGAATAGCAACCTTGCCACAACAGCTATTACAGGCATAAAGACAAACGCTAATAGCCTGTCGTTGCTAAAGCCGACGATGGACGCAAACTTGGTTGTGGCTGAGTTTGAAAGATCGGAGGAGGCGGCTAAGAAGAGCAAGGAGCAAACTGAGCTTTGGATGGCTGCTTTTAAAGTCGATGACTTAGAGCTGAGAGAAAACCCGTTTAAGGAGTACATTGATAGCGCCACTCCTACCGAGGACCAGATCAGCGCATTAAGCAGATACGTTGGATATTTGCAAACCGACATCTCTGACTTTAAAACCGATGCCGACGACATTGCTGATGCCTTTAATGATGTATTTATTGCTATTGACCGATTAGGTGTAGACGATGAATCGGCGGGCTATAAAGCATTTAAGTGGCTTGCAACGGCTTCTAATGACCTGACCATATTTGTTCAGGGATTTGGCGGTCTTGTCAAGCTGTTGGATATAACCACCTACAAGAATGCGTGGGAATCCTTTATGAATATGTTTAAATCATTTAGGGTTGTGAGTACGACCTTGATTGATAAGTTCATGGGATTATTTACAAAGGAAAAAGGTGACAATCCGTTTAGTGATTGGGTCAGCGGTCTAACAGAATCGGACAGCAAGGTTAAAAACGTGCTTGGCAAACTAGCTAAGTGGGCACCAGCTGTTGGTGTAGCCGCGGTTGCTTTAAAGGCGCTAGGCATAGACATGAAAAGCGTATTTAGCAGCATTAAGGACTTTGCTAGCAAGATCGGCACTAAGATCAAAAACATATTTGGCAAGTCAAGCAAGGAGCAGAAAAAGGCTGCCCGCCTAGATAGGTTTATTTCAGATGTCGCTGCCACAGGTATTGACCTAACCAAGTCCCTGTCAAGCGTAGACAAAAAGGCAATAGAAGCCTTAATGACGCCGATACTTACATCGGGCATTGCTACGTCAGAGGAGCTACTAAACCTGCTTGGACTGGACGCTACAAGTTTGCAGCGCACAGTTTCTGATGCCTTTCAGGGCATCCAAATCCTCGCGTCGGGGATGGACGTTGCGGATGCTGGCTCAGGATTTAACTCTGCAATCTTTGGACTGCTTAACAACTTTGCAGAGGATATTGCTGCTGAGTTTGGCATGACTCAGCTTCAGGCAGAAATGCAGATGTTTGAGTTCTTTGGAGTATCTGATCGCATCCAAGAGATAAGAGACGAGGTTGCAAGGATGCGAGCCAATCAACTTGCAAGAGGGCGAGATCCTGACGGTGAGACTGGTGTCGGTGGTTTGGGTGATCCTGAAAAATCGGGTTCAGCCGTTGATGCGCTTGGCAACCTAGTTGGCTTGCTTGGTAGACCAACGGCAGGTCAGGTATTTACTACGACACAAGGAACGCCTAACTTCATAAACAACCTGTTGTCAGCAGGCGCGTCGGGTATGGGAGTGTCAATGCCCGGTGTTCCAACTAGTCAGACGATAAACGTTAACCTAGATGGTCAAACAATAGCAAGTGCAACAGCACAACACCTGTCGCGCGAATTAGAAATCTATGGCACAAACTTCTAATGGCTATTGCGATTAAAAATCAGGCAGGGTCTGACGTTGATTTCGTAAAAGAGTCCTTTGCGTTTGAGGACACGGTTACGCAGCGCGGCACCTTGCACTTTCAGGAGATAGGTGGCACACCGTCTCTCGGATGGGGCGAGGATGTTTTTGTTTATGATGATGGCGGCACTCCGCTTTATTACGCAGGTGATCTCCCGATTGAACTTGCAGGCGGTGGGTTTTTGGAGCTGGCACAGGAGACGATATACTGGGGAGGGACAGTTGAGAGCATCACCGAAGATGATATAACCGTTGGTGATACTACGACTATTCGGTTCACCTATCGCTGCATTGACTTTTCTGAGTTAGCGGGTAGGCTGCTTTTGCGAACAGAAACGACAGAGCAAAGCGCCGGGGCTTGGATTAGATCGCGCGTTGGCGCTGGCACGAGCCTAACTAGTTATTACGGAGTTACGGAGGGCGATATTGATGATGGTGCATACGTCGAATATATGCCCTGGAATTACGTATCTCATGAATTAGCTTTTGATGAGCTTGCAGAAATAAGCGGTTTCTACTGGAATATTGACAAAGAGAAGAAATTGCACTTCAGGTCTGTCAACGATAAGCCTGCACCATTTAGCATCACTAGCAGTAATCGCCCATATAAAAACATTAACTTTCAGACCATAAGAGGTGCCTTCTGTAATCAGGTTTTTGTACGCGCAGGTACTAATATCGAGGAGGACAACACGGTTGAGGTGCAGGTTGGCGATGGCAGCAAAAGAGTGTTTGTGGTTGGCGCACAAATAGGAGATCTAGTCTCTATTGAGGTTGACACAGGCGGCGGTTACAGCTCGCAGACAGTAGCTGTTGACGGCATTGGCGAAATAGCGCAATGGTATTACAGCGGCAACTATGTCCTACATGATGAGGACGAAACGGTACTTTCTGCATCTGACAAGGTGAGAATTACATATAAAGCCTCTGTCCCAATTATTGTAAGCGCAACAGCAGACGAGGCGCTTCTTGAGCGTAGTGCAGCGGAAGCTGCTACGTATGCCCTGTATCAAAGAGTTATTGATGCAACAGATATTGATAATGCGGCAGCAGCAGAGCTTAAGGCACAGTCTATACTGTCTCAATTCTCGCAAGCCCGAATCACTTGTAGATACCAGACGGATCAGGTTAACCTAGAGGCGGGGCAGTCGCAATACATTAACTTGCCTGAACACGGTATTGATGCTACTTTTCTAGTAGAAAAAATATCAGCAAGTCTTAGGCATGATGGGCAGTTATCATTCACAGTTAATGCCGCAGCTACTCAAACCGTTGCCGGGTGGTCCTACTGGAAACAGAAAACGCGGCAGGACAGGAAGTTTGTCAAAAGAACGAATGAGGTACTTCGCCTGTTAAACAGCGAGAAAGACAACGCAACAGCAGCCGATGCCGCAACAGGAACGGCCTATACAGGAGCCTACACAGTCAATGGCACAGACACATACATTGATGGATTCCATGTCGGATAACATACGACCTCACGGACGGGTGACTATTGAAGTCATCACCGACGAAGGCACGACCGTATACGAGCAGAACAACGTTGTCACGAATAATGGCGTGGCTCGTATTGCTGCTGTATGGGCGCAGGACTCGACAACGTTTCCGTCTCACATTGGCATCGGAACGGATGACACGGCGGCGGCTACGACAGACACGGCGCTCGGCACAGAGGTCGACCGTAACGCCATCGTCA